AGCTATACGTTGCCATTCTGCATCCCTCCTGGCTGCTCAGTCCGCCCTTGTTCTATCGGCATTCCGTTCTCATCAAACTGCGGTTCATCCAGATCCGGCAACAAAGCATTCTCCAATTCCATCTGCTTGATTTCTTTCTCTGGATCATCAATAAAACTAAGCAGCCCAAGCCGTGTGCGCTCCGATACCAGACCTTTCAGCTTGCTCGATGTGTCCGCTTCATCCAGCAGATTCAATGGGAAGTTGCGCGTCCAGGTGAATGTCATGTTCAAATAATCAACCTTGGTTCCCTTGGCTTTCCAGACCGATGATAATATTTTGTATTGTGTTCGTAATGCCGCTGTAAACTTGCGCTCCGACGTGATGCACTTGGATTCAAGCCCGAACATCTTGAACTTCATGGCAATTCCGGATACATTGCCAGAAAACGCTTCATCCTTAAAGTTCACTGACTTAGCGAATCTGTAAATATTATCCTCAAGCCGGTTCAGGTGGTTCTCTATGACCGTATCGTTCAGGTTCTTTGTGACAAACTCCATGCCTGATTCCTTGTCTGGGAATCCGAAGAATCCAGTTCGCTTTGCCTGTTCGATCATTTCATCTGAAGGATTCAAGCCAAACAGCGCAACATAGGCCAGCCGGAACTGCTCAAGCTCCGAGTTAACGTCAGACATTGCCCGATCATAGGCGTCAATATCTTCATATACCTTATCACAGTCGCCCTGCTGCTCTCCGTTGTTTTCGAACTGAATCAGCGGTATGCCTTCGAACATGTGCGGCTGCGCGTAAACACCGTTCTTATCATAGGGAACAAACCGTAGCTTTGTTTCGTCCGTGCTGTTCGCTACGTCCTCAGCAGATATAAAATAGCTGATAATCTTTTCATCATACCACTCCACATAAATCCGCTTTTTGCCGTTGTCGATTATATCGTAGTATCTCATGGCATACTGCGATTCGTTCAAGGATCCGTCCGATATGAATATGCACTCCCAAGGATTAACATTCATGATTCGCGCTTGACCGGCCTTGTCTATATACAGCAGCCTGGACGCATATCCGCAGATGGATGCTTTCTTCAGTGTTTCACCGTCAATATCCTCTGAATTGTTCGCTTTGTTGAATTCATCCATAACGCCGAAATCCAGCTTATATCGCTTATCGTCGAAAACATTATCCGTGGTATAAAGCCCCCGATCATAACCATAAATAATCGGATTGCCTAGCATGTACCCCAGTTTCACATCGACAATATCAACGTCGAAAGCATTGTTCAGCTTTCTATTTATTTTATTGGCATCGACAAATCTCCGGTTAAACACGGGCACACCATCAGGCGCTGACGATGCTTTATAGCGCTGATAATTAGATATCATATGATCGTGCTGGACGCGATGGTCCTTGATCAGATCGTTTATAATATCAGACATGCCCTGCTGCCCTGCTCGTTTTATCTGTTCAATTATTACGGTCATGTTAAGCATATAGATCACTCCCCTACATAAACGGCTTCAAAGCCTTTAACTGTCTATCTTCCATTTCATCCTCGTAAGCGTATCTTAAAGCATCGATTATATGATTGTTTTTATCTACAGGCACTTTCAGAACAATGCCGTCTTTATCTTCTTTCCATTTATACTGCTGAAACTCGTTTTTCGCGTTCTGGCAGTGAACATCAATTACTATTTTCTGACGCTGCAGCCAGTCTATCCCGAAATTAACCGAGTCCTTGCCCTTCCTCGCTGCCAGTGTCATTATCCCCATATTCCGCAAATCCTTTATGCTCTTTGGCTCGGCTGAATCGCATACAACATATTCATTGCCTATCAGCTCTTTAACTTCTTTGCCCAGTATGTCATTAGTCATTTCCCTCATATAGATTTCATCGGTTATATAGATTGTTTTTCTGGTCTTGTCATAATGTGAGCGAACCATTGCAGCAGGATCACTAGAAAAACCAAAATCCAGACCATTCTTGTAATGATCGAATATCTTCTTTTCTTCCGCAAGATCCCTCACCTCCCAGTTCTTGAAAATCAAATTGCCAAGAACGCCCCAGTTGCCCAGAGTGTAAACGTCGTAATAGTACTTGTCTGTTTCATTCTCCAGGATATCGACATCACCCTGGTCCAGGAATCTCAGGTTATCCTTGTAGGTGGTTTTCAGGATATACAGTCTGCCATCATCATAAACCGTTTTCGAATCATCCCAGTTCTTAAAGTATACCTGATAAATCCAATGCTCCTGCCAGATAGGATTGAACAGCATGGTTATGCGCTTTGTTACCCTGCTAAGTCCTCTCAGCCTGCGCTGCAGCTGCCGGAAGTCATCCTGTAGTATTTCCGTTGCTTCCTCAATCAGGATGTCTGTTAGAACGCCCCAGGCCGGCGTGATCGATTTAACCTTGGCCACATCGTCCAGCCCTGCAAACAATATCTGACAGCCGTTTACGCAAGTGATAACTAAGTCTGTGTGATTGATGCTGAAATACTGATTCAGCTTGTACCTGGTTATAGTTTTGCACAATTCGTTAAATATGCTGTTCTTGATTGTTGCCTTGACGTTTCTGATACACAGATAGTGCCGATCACCGCCGATAACGTCAAATATGCAGCGCTGACATGCTGCTATTGACTTACCAGATCCCGAACCGCCGAATAAAATCTGTACGGCAATCATGCATTGCATGAATGGTAAATATACGCTATTAAAGGTATTTAAGAACCTTTGTTTGTCAAAGTGCAGTATTGTATCGCTCATTCTGCATCATCTAATTCAATCTTAATATGCTGTGCGCCTTGAATGTCTATCTGCTGCTTGTCTGTTTGCCCTGCTATATTCTTGCCTAGAAACATCTGCATGGTCACGTTCCCACGATTGGCAGCAGTCCATTGCAATCTTCGCAGAGTTATTTTGCCAATGGCAGACTTAACAGCAAAGTACTCTAAAAAATTCTTATAGTATGTTCCATCTGGTTTTTGCTGTTCTTTAATCCGGGCGTCGAGCGTTAATGTAGTTATTTCAAAGAATCCGGCAATTTCCTCAGCAGTACAATGCAAGGCGCAAAGCTTATCAACTTCAGCGAAATCAATCTCCTTCCTGGGCCGTCCTACAGGTGCTGCCATATAAATCAACCCTCTCTAAATGCTCAGTATCGTGTAAATCCAAATGCCATGCATCACATAAACAAATAAATACAAGCCTAATACTATAATAACAGATCCACGATAGAATCTGCTGTTTTTCTTGCGAATTATATAGAACGGAATAAGCAGAACAATGCCCATTGCTGCCTTGATAAGTATTCCGGGAAATACCGGCATATTAACCAGCCAGGTCATTAAAATATTAGCTTCATAACAGATGCCTATGTTCAGAGCAATCTTTGTAAGCACATAATCTAAAAGCATAATCAGATATATAAAAACCAACATATCGCTCCCTTCAAATCAGCCCGGGATAGTTTTACCTACCCCGGGCCGTCTCGATTATTTTTTGTTGTAGATGTCTACGAGCGTATCGGCTCCCATTTCCTTAACCTTGGCAACGAATGCATCAAACTTAGTAATATCGTTCTTGCCATTTATGAAGTTTGTCACGTTCTCATCAATGTACGTCTGCAGCGGAGTGTAAATCTGTTTGATCTTCTCAGCATCGGCAGGGCTGATATTTACGGAAGGAACAGAATAGGCATATACATTATCGCCGTAAACCTTGCCTTCAGGTGCCCACTTGCGAGCGCCATCATACTGACGATCGTTGTAATATTCCACGTCCGTGAAAACCTTCATCCAGTTGGAGTTTTCACCTACACCGTAGATGTCAGAAATCAGCTTGATAAATGCCGGCTCAGACTGAACGCCCGGTTTAGTATTGCCATACTCGCCAGAAGCAAGCTGTTTGCAAGTGATTCCAGGCTCGCCCCAGTACAGCAGGTCATGACTGGCAGCAAGGTTATACGTCCAGTCGAACATGGCCAGGATATTATCCAGTGCTTTGGTTTTAGCTGAAACAATTGAGCCAGTAGTGCTGAATCGTGATTTACCAGGCCAGCCGTAAAACTTGCCGTTATACGAAGGTGGTACAAAAGCCTTGAAAGCTCCGGATATGCCGTTCTTCTCAAGCCCTGAGTTATGAGTAGGAACGTTCATCATATTATCCACCCAGAACTGACAGGATCCGTTCATTGAATCAACATACCATTGCGGCTCAGGGAAGTTAGGCCATTCCTTGGTAAGGATATCTGCATCGACCAGAGATTTAAAGAACAATACAGCATCCTTGAAATTGGCAGTAGCAACTGAATTAATAAATGTTTTCTGATATTGATCGTAATATGGGAAGTCAGTAAGTGAAGTGCCAAACGAATAACTCAGCAAATTCAGATTCAGAATGCCTGACCGGTTAACCCAGATAGGACCCTTCGATTTGTCGCGCATGGTTTTTAAAGTATTGAACAGCGCGTCGAAAGTATCGAACTTAGTTGTTCCCGACAGATCAGCCCGGATAACGCCGCCAAGGCTGGACGTGGGATTATAGGCGCGAACCACTGAGGCGAAATAGATTTTGCCATCAGGTGATTTAATTGAGCCGGCATAATCCGCGAACTTCTGCAGCCAGAGCTTATAATTAGGCAGTTTATCCAGATGATCGGACAGGGGAACAGTAAGACCTTTAGGACCGATTTCCTTGGCCAGAATGAAGTCAGGAGTGAGAGCTTCGATAAAAAGGTCCTGGTCGCCGACGTTCACGATATCCGGCAGGGAATTGCCAGCAACAGCGATTGAAAGCTTATCCATGTAAACATCAGGAGCAACAGGTATAGGCTTAATTGTTAGATTGCCCGCAGCGCCGAGATATTCATAGACCTTCAATGAATTGTTGTACAGGGTTGTTCCGCTCTCGCGCATCATCCAAGTGACGATAGGCTTGACCGGTTCAGTGGGTTTTGCAGTTGTGGGAATGGTAGTGGGTTTAGCAGTCGTGGTAGGCAGGGCAAGAGTTGTCCCGGTGGTCGGGGGAATAGTCGGCGCCGCCGTTGTTGGTTTTATTGCGCACCCAGCGAGGAAGATCAGAGTAAGGATGAGAAACAGACAGACAGTTTTTTTCATGGTAGAACTCCTTTCAAAATATATAATGGGACATACTGAGTTTATTATAGCACTAAATGCTATCCTTGTGTGTTTCCAGCAAAATATATAATGCCTCTTCGGCTTGTTGCATTAGTCCGTTGATTTTCTCGCTTCTCGCTTTAAATACCTCTGGCGTATCTGCTTCACTCCAATATTCGATAGGCTTT